AGCTCGTCCAAGAAGAGCCCGTTATACAAAGGTTTCACTCGATCGTAAGTCGCGTTAAGCAGCCATGCTTGACCCACCAAGGCTTATGTCCTTTGTATCTCTGGGGCACTCCCTTTAATTCTGTACTGAGCTCAGAGCGTTGTAGGTGCGAATGTTGCGATAAGTCACAACATCCGCTGCATATACCTCATCCTGAGGCACTGCAACCGTCCCGTCCACCACTTGATTCCTTGCCTTCTCGTATAACTTGGCGTTGTGTTGCGCCACCTTATATTCACGCGATTCAGGCTTTCTCGCCTGTTTAGGATATAAAACTTCAAGTTCTTCTGTTATGAATGCAAAGATCACTAGAGTCTTGTCGACCAACTGATTTTCGACCTCGAGGTCATAGCTTAAAAAACTACGACTAGGGCCATCATACTCAATCGAATCGAAAATACGACTATAAGATTGTTCATGAACAAGCGGGCAAAGTCTCGCAAGACCACGTTGAACAACAGACCACGTGTCCCACTCCCGGAGGAGTGGCCACGCCTGTGATCTCTCACCACCGTTGATGAGAATTTGAATCTGACGCAAGACTTGCCTATCGAAATAAGGCAAGTTATCGTTAATCATGCCTAAACCACCCGCATAGCGGGGAAGCCACCATGAACCCCTGAAACGCGAAAGCTCCTTACCGTGATAGTAAAGGAATCGCTTCAAGACTACATCTCGTATCTCGAGGGTGTGTGGTCTCATAGAGCTTATTATAGGCATTAGCCAGATCCAAAAGGCTTTGTTGTCCCTCATTATCCTGCTCACCCTTACCCTTCACACTCTTATCGTCGACCCCACAACTGCGTTTCAACCCTTTGAGAAGACCAAGATTGAGATACTTCCTCTCAACCCAACGGCCTTCCGTAAAATCAAAGTGGCAGCTGTTAATGACCGCAAACTTTTGCGTGAAATAGGTTTTCCCTGGAGAACTATCCAGCCCGAAGACTGAACAGCAAGATTCCCAGATGACGTTATAATACCGACTTATAGAAGCGATAAGATTGTCGTCACCATTGATCAGAATGGGAGCCGTACGTAACGGCACAACCCGGTTCTCAGCTATCTCAAGCGCCAAGCGACAAGCCGCAGCGTTAATGAGACATAGGAACGGGAAGCTTATGATAGATCCCATAAGTTGGCCGGTCTTCTGAGGAGCACGCCCCCCAGGCAGAGACTCATCCTCGAAAATGTGCCCCGTAAGGGCCCGCTTACACAGGACTACCAGTTGATCTGGTAGACCCAAAACCTGTGCAAGTTCATCGAGACAGATCTCTGAGCACCAAGAATATAGATTATCAGTTGATGCAACATAATCACCGGAATTGAACCACTTGTCCAACGAAAACCCGCAAACACGTTCGATGTCTTCCACAGTCACCGGACGGCCCACGAGGGCGAACATAGGGTGGTTCTTCAAAACTGACCAAAGGAATTTCTGGAAACTCTTTAAAACGAAGTAAGTTGCCGGCGGGCCCTTAGAGATGACCCTTATCTTTAGCGCCTCAGGTAACG